TTTTAAAACCTGCAGCTTGTTTCTCACCAATTTCGACTCCTCCCTCCATAGCTTCTGCCATCTCTTTGAAAGCAGGACTAAATTTAGAAGCGTTAGTTGCAAGGTTTGAGAACTGCTTCATTACATCGGAGCCAGGCTTAGCTCCTTTTTGTATTTCTTTGTTGTATGCTCTAATTTGTTTAGCTAAGTCCATGCTTTGGAATGCTTGGCCTGATTGCTCTACTGACATTTTTAAATCAAGTAACTGTTCGTTAAGCCTAATATCGAGCATCTTATCCATTTCACCATTTAAGTCGGAAAGGCTAGCAGTAAGATCTTCTGTTTCTTTTCTCATCTTTTTGGCAGTTTCATCTAAATCTCTAAAGTAACTTATTAAACTAGCAACACCCTGTATAATCATAAAGACAATACCAATTATACCAGCTGCCATCATAGCTTTATTCATAGCCCATGCTGCCGCTGTTGTTGCGGCGTTCATCATTGCGAGAGTCCCTTGATACACTGCTTGTGTTGTTTTATATGCAACTCGTTTTGCATTCTCTCCTGCTTGTGTTGTTGCAACCTGTTTTATATTGTGACCTTTCAACATAGCTTCTTGAGCATTAAGATGGAATCTAAAGGCTCTTTTTTCTTGAGCGTTCATCTTCATATAGATGCCTTTCTTTTCGTTCATCATTCGTCTATAGGCTGCTATTTGTCTTTTATTTAGTCTGCCTGTCTCTTTTCCATCTGCTCCTTTATGTTTAAAAGATTTTACACCCATTTTATTAAGTGCGCCTTTACTGTCCTCTGCACTAGGCATGTCAGCTCCGAAAGCTTGACCCAATCCTGAAAAAGCTTCTCTAGCTCCTGAACCTGCTGTTTTCATTGCTTCAAACGAAGTTTTCATTTTCATTGTAGATGTTTCTAAAGCTGCGTTTAAATTTGGTAGTAAAGATTTGATAATAGGAGTAATAAATAAACCTACTGCAGCTACGAGTGCTCCTGTATTATCTTTAAAGAAGTTAAGCATTGGAATAATGCCTTTCATTATAAAGTTCTGAAAGCTAAGTAATAAGTCGTCCATTTCTTTTGAAAATTGTCCCATAGCAAATGCATCTGGATCCATTTTTTCTTGAATTCTTCCATACTTAGTTTCTGCTTGTTCTAGAACGTCATTTAAAACCGCTTGAGTTCTTTCATACGCGTTTAGCTGTTCTCTAGTTTTCCCGACTGTCACAGCATACTTATCAGTTGCGTTTTCTAGTCGTAGAATAATACCGAGTTCGTCTAATAGTTCTGGTTCCGCTTTAGTAACACCTCGAATAAGTCTGTTAAATGAATCTTCCAAATCCCTACCAAGAGCAAGAGAGGCATTAGTTGCTGCTACGCCTAACCCTTCTAGTTGACCTGCGCTTAATCCAGCAGCCACACCAATAGCCGCAGAACTAGCTGCCGCTTTAAAACTAAGCATACCATTAGTAGCTTCTTGAATATTACTGGTTACAGACTTGTAAGCAGTACCCGTAACTGACCCAAAGGCTTGTTGCCCTGCAATAAGGTTTCGAGTTTCCATAGAGGATTTTAAGAATTGAAAAGCTGCTGATACAGCAAATATCTGTGCAGCAATGGTGGCATAGACAGCCACAAGACCACCTTGCATGGTCTGTGCTTGCTTACTAAAGTTTTTTGTAGCGTTGGAGGATTGTTGAGTTACCCCTTTTATTCGTCTGTCAGTATTTTGAGAAGCACCACCAAGAGCATTCATTTTCTTGGTTAGTTTTTCCGCTTCTTTTCCTGTGACTTTAAAAGAACCACCATCGGTGGTTTTGATAATAATCTCTGCTGCTGTTATTTTCTTTGCCATTTATTATGTCTTTGCTCGCCTCGTGTGGGCGTCTTGCTTACGTTTAAGCTCAGTATTGATATTTATCGTACTCGAACTTTCTATATGTTTCAAGAAATAGCAAACAGTTTTTTGGTCTTCCACATTATTTATGTCTAGTAAGTCTTTTAGTGGTGACCAGTCCTTACCCATGTAAGAACCACTAGCTCCGTCCCATTTATCGGGGAGCATAGCGTGTATAACGAAAGCCTCCTGAATTTCTAAAGGAAAATCCTCTAGTTCAGGTGGCATCTCATTTAGATCAGGTTCTTGACCTAGTTGGTCGCATAGTTGTAAATATGCGTCTACACTAATATTATTAGTATAATACCTAGTTATTAAAGCAAGAGCCCAGGCTACTTGCTCTGCGTAAAATTTTCTAAGTCGCCTACTTGTTCTGTTACCCAAGTATCAAAGTCACTAGCATTTTTCATAAGTACTTCTACGTTTTCTTGTGAAAATTCTAATTCTGATTCTTCTTGTGCAGGAGTTAAATCTCCTAGTAATAACATATTTTTGGCATATCCGAGTTTAAACCCTGACCAGCCTTTAATAACTGCTTTGGTGTACTCTTCAAGAAACTTATCGTCGTCCATCTGCTCTTCGTAACCCCTAGTCTTCTTATTGAATACTTGAGATACACAGCGATTTCTAAGTTTCATTAACTCTTCCCTGGCTAAGTAACAAAGTTTTACTTTAAAACCTTCACTACCGGGATAATCAAATTCTACTGTTTTTGTTGGAGTCATTAGACTCTTTAGTGAGACTGCTTTTGGTGTCTCTTGTTTTACTGTATCGTTCATTTGTTTTTATAAATCCATAAAAAGGCGAGTAACCGAAGTTACCCGCCATAAGTTAAGTTATGAGCTGTAAGTTACGCTCATTTCGTTAGCACTGCTAGAAGCGGTTGCACTCGAAAGGTCGGCTGGTAAAGCATGGAAATTAACATCTACACTAATTACGTCTTCAATTGAATGAGTCGGTAATTCTAGATGACAATTTGGTAATGCCACAGCTACTTTCGGGTTGCTTGCGCCACCAATACTAAATGTCATGTTAAAGCTGTTCGTAATAATATCGCTAGCTTCATGTAAATCTTCTAAAAGATCCATTGAGCCGTTTGCTGCATTATTTAGATAACATGTAAAGTTACCTGAAACACTTCTTGTCCCCATGACGTGTCCTAGAGGCTGGTTAACAGACCCTAGAGTTTCTGGTGTTAGGTAAGTTAGATTATTTTCAATCGAAATATTACCTCCAGTTAAGACAACATTATATGTTGTATCGGCAGTCATCTGGGCTTCCCCATCAACGGTTGTGCCTGTACCTGTTGCCGATGAAACATCATATGCAATTGCTAATGATGTTAGTTTTTGTCTAATGTAATTTGAAGTACTTGTTACTCCTTCGTTAATTAAACCTTTAGCTGTTGACTCTTCTCCTGCTACTGCTGGTGATGTTGCACCTACTGTAGTTTTAAGTTGAGTAACTTCTTTAATTTTCTTTCCTTGACCAGACCAAGCAACTTGTGCTAGTCCTTCGATATCAAAGTCTATTGATGCAGTACCAATTGAACAATCACTGATTTTATAAACTGTTACGCCTTCGGTTCCAGTTACATAAAGACCAGTAGCAGTATCTTTTGCTGCTCCTAGTACAAAATACAAATCAAAAACACCAAGTGCTACTTTATTTGAATTCTGAAAGTTAAATGCGTTAGGTTCCCAGGTTGCTACAGCCTGTACATCTGTTGCTGCTACTCCTAGTCCATAGGTCTCTGCAGACATTGCTGCCCATAGAGGTCCTTCTACTGCAAATTTCTTGCCGTTACCCGCATGTTGGTTAGATACAAATGTATCACCACTACCTGAGGTAGTTGGTCGCATATAAGTACTAAAACTCCATTCTGCTGGTGCGAAAGAGTCATTAAACATTGCTCTTCCTCTTTTACTGTTACCCGCTGAGTCGGCTGCTTCGCTCAAAGTAATCTCTGAACTGTTTGTAGCCTGACTAAAGGAGTAACCGTCTAGTACTGGTAATTCATAAAGTGCATCGGTATTGCCTGCGACAGTTCCTTTGAACTTCATAAATACTTTGGTATCTCTACTAAAATGAAATGCCATTATTTTTCTCCTAATATTCTCTGGAAGAGCCTTACTAAATGTTTATTCAGCTTGGGCTTTTCCTAGTATTGAATCTCTACGATGACTTCTCCGACACCGAGAGGCTCCAAAACGCCTTCGTCTGTATCAACTGATAAGATTGTAGTCTTTGCAGTAGAATGAGACGTATTTGTTGAATCTGTATACGTTAAAGGATCATTATCTTCAAGTACAGTTTCAACGTCTTCAAGTAGTTCTTCTAGTGCTAAAATGACGTCATCATTGTCGTTCACATAGCACCTGATTGTTACTCGTAAAAATCTAAATCGGAAACCGCCACCTTCGTATTCGCGTGTTTCCTGTCCGGCTCCAACTTGAATTGCGGGGAAGTCTGTAACTTCGTCCCAGAACCTCAGTCTTGGCTCGACACTTTGAACAGAACTCCTAAAAGGATATGAACCATTCAAACTTTCATACAACTTGTCTGCGATTGCTCCTACTATGGATCGTCTACGCGTTGAGTGTGCTCTAGCTGTAGTTGCGTCCATTAGTTTCTCCTAATCGTGGTAGGTTGTCTACCAATTATTCCCATAGCAAGTTCTCGTATACTTGCTCCTATTATCTTTCGAGGGTCTCTTTGAGTGCTCCCCTGTTTTCCGCCTGGCTCAAAAGTTTCATAGGGTGCTTTCATGTAAGTATAGTCTACATGTAACCCGCCTCTTGGGCCGATATTTACATTCTCAACTCGGGCTGAGTTTGCAAATCTACCAGTTCTAAATTGTAGTGCTGGTGGTGTCATTTTACTTGCTACCATTTGGGGTAGCATTTCATTTAACAAGTTTCTTAAA